AAAAGAAGTGCATCTTGGATGACCGCTACGATTTGCATAACGGATGCCGAGGCACACGCATACACCTACAACGGAAAGAAGTATGTCAATGTGAGCATCAATATCTTTGATAAGCCGAATGACTTTGGGAAGGATGTTGCTATTAACCTAAACGATTACAAAAAGGAAGGGAATGATAACCTACAGGTTAACAAGATGCCGACAGCAACTTATCAGGCTGAAGATTATGATTTACCCTTTTAATGAAAAAGCACACCAAGATCTACATGGAATATTTCGGCTACACCATAGCTGATTTTATTCCTTGTGAATCGTGCGGATCTCAGGCGGTAGACATCCATCACATAAAAGCAAGGGGAATGGGAGGAAGTAAAACAGCGGATCGAATAGAAAACCTTATGGCCTTGTGCAGGGTATGTCACGATACTATGGGAGATATCAAAAGCTACCGTGAATATCTAGAGCAAAAGCACGAACAAAAAATGAATCAACCTAAATAAAAAACAATGTCAAATTTTCAATTAAATTTTAACAGCGAAAAAAAAGTGATCAGCATCACCCTTGACAATGAAGAAGGAATCTTTGATCTAGCCTACCTATTCAAGAAGCTTTTGGATGATGCAGGTATCCCTAACAAGCTAGAGGAAAAGGATATCACACCCGTGGAGGCTTTACAAGTAACAAACGAAAAGCTAGACTAATGGAGATCAGAAGCGTTAAACTTTCAGAGATCAAAAGCAATCCTAATAACCCCCGGATTATCAAGGATGACAAGTTTAAAAAGCTAGTCAAGTCTATTCAGGAGTTCCCAAAGATGCTTGAGATCAGGCCTATCGTGGTGAATGCCAACATGATAGTACTAGGTGGTAACATGAGGCTGAAGGCTTGTAAGGAAGCAGGTCTCAAGGAAGTGCCGGTGATCTTTGCGGATGATCTCACAGAAGATGAACAGAAGCAGTTTATAATCAAGGATAACGTAGGCTTCGGTGAATGGGACTGGGACATGATTGCAAATGAATGGGATACAGAACAGATAGAAGAATGGGGACTAGATTTGCCTTTTGATGCGAAGATAGATGATATGGAAGATGGGGAAACCTTAGATTTTGAACAGTCCGTTCAATTAATTCCGCCAAAGGAATATATACTAGTAATGGCAGATCCAAACTCTGAAGAATGGGAAGATTTAAAAAATGTTTTAAAGTTAAAAATGGTAAGAAGGGGAGGATATAAAGAAGGAAGTAGCTTTGATGCAATAAGTCTGGAAAGGGTTTTAAATTGGGTTGATTTTAAAAATAGATATGCTGATAGCAATACCAAGTAAAAACAGAGCAGGTCAAACTACCACAAATAAAATTCTGCCTAACATTGGTACCTTCTTTGTGCCTGAAAGCGAGGTACATCAATATCATTATATCAAAAATGTAATTGCAGTACCTAGTTCAGTTCAGGGAATTACTCAAACGAGAAATTGGATTCTTAAAAATACTAATGAAAAGTGGGTAGTATTTTTAGATGATGATGCAAAAAATGTAGGTTATACTGAATTAGGTAGAACACAAGCAAAAAAAATTGATATTAGGGATGAAGGATTCTGGGGTGAGGAATTTTTAAAAGCATTTGATTTATGTGAACAAATGAATTTTAAAATGTGGGGTTTAAAAACAGAGGCAGCACCCAGGTCGGTTTATCCGTATAAACCAATATTGACAAAAACCTATTTAACGGCAAGTTGTATGGGGATGGTTAATGATGGAGAATTTTTGTTCGACGAAAGTTTTAAAGTCAAAGAAGATTACGAGATCTGCTTAAGACATATTGTCAAGTACGGAGGGATTTTAGGAATCAGGTACTTACATTGGGAAAATGAACATTGGAAAACCGAAGGGGGATGCAAGGACTATCGGACAGTAGACATGGAAAGGGATGCGATAAAAAAGCTAAATAAACTTTATCCGGGCATGATAAGAAGCGCAAAAAGAAAAGCAAATACGTTTACAATTCAATTAAACCTTTGACCTATAATTATCAAAAGTCAACACTATGAAAAAGCCTGAGACATCTGTAATAGAGAAAGCCATCGTGAAGGCATTTGGCAACCTTTCTACGGCTGCAAGATCATTGCAGGTAGATAGAGTAACCTTGTACAAATGGATCGAGCAGGAGAGCTTAGAACAGGCTGTAATCGAAGGCAGGAATACTAGGCTAGATTTTGTTGAAAGTAAGCTAGACCAAAAGATAGATGGCGGTGATACTACTGCCATAATTTTCTTTCTTAAAACTCAGGGCAAATCCAGAGGCTATGTTGAAAGGCAGGAAGTAACCGGGGCAGATGGCAAGAAACTATTTGAGGTGACCATTATAGATGGCGCAGATTAAATTAAAAACCAACAAAGTATTTAGGCACCTAGAAGAAAGCACAGCTAAGATAGTAGTGCAGCAAGGTGGTACCCGATCTGGGAAAACCTATAATATCCTGCTTTGGATAATCTTTGCTTACTGCCAAAGAAATGAAGGGAAGATTATCACGATCTGTAGGAAGTCCTTCCCGGCTTTGAGGGGTACGGTGATGCGAGACTTTTTTCAGATCCTCAAGGATCATGACATCTACTCAGAAGATGATCACAGCAAAAGCAATAACGAATACACGCTTAACCAAAACACGATCGAATTTATTTCTTTGGATATGCCTCAGAAGATTAGGGGCAGAAAGAGGGATCTACTATTCTGTAATGAGGCAAACGAATTAACGCAAGAAGATTGGACACAGCTTCTATTCCGTACAAATGAGAAAGTGATTCTGGATTATAACCCATCTGAAGAATTCCATTGGATTTACGATCAGGTGCTACCTAGGGCAGATGTGGAGTTCTTCCAGACCACCTACAAAGATAACCCCTTCCTAGGGGACGTGATCAAGGAAGAAATCGAAAGGCTAAAAGGCATAGATGAAAACTACTGGAGGGTCTACGGCTTAGGGGAAAGGGGGCAGGCTAGATCCCTAGTATATACTTTCAGTACCATTAAAGAAATCCCAACGGAAGCAAAGCTAGTAAGCTACGGGCTTGACTTTGGATATAGTTCAGATCCTACTTCCCTAGTGCGCACGTATATTCTAGATGATAATATGTACGTGGATGAACTGCTATACAGAACCGGGATGACAAACCAAGACATCGCAAACGAAATGAAAGTTCTGGGGTTGGATCGCAGTAACGAAATCTACGCAGATTCAGCTGAGCCTAAAAGTATAGAGGAGATCTACAGGATGGGATGGAATGTAAAGCCTACCATCAAAGGATCTATCAACATAGGGATTGACATAATCCGTAGATACAAGCTGCACGCAACCGAAAGCAGTTTTAACCTGATCAAGGAACTCAGGAACTACAAGTATATCGAAGATAAAAACGGCTTGCTAACTAATCGGCCTGTAGATAATTTTAATCACGCTCTGGATGCCCTGCGCTATTCGGTGGTAAATAAGATTTCAAAGAGCCATCTAGGTAGGTACTCCTTCAGATAAAAACATCAAACCAAATAAATATATTTAAAGCCATGTGGGACAAACTTACAGTCGGACAATTTATTACACTTTACGATATCGAGGCAAGCCCGAATCTAAACATCATCGAGAAGCAGCAGAAAATGCTTGCGGTGATCGAGGGTAAAAATGAGCGGGATTACGATGAATACAAGTACCGGGATCTTATCCATGAGTACGGGGAGAAGCTATCTTTCTTTAACAACATTCCAGAATCAAAGCCTGTGGACTTTTTGCAGGTAGGGAATAACAGGTATAAATTCTGCTATGAATTGCAGGAGATAACAGCCGGGCAGTACATAGATATCCTTTCATTTAGCGGTGAGATCATGCAGCTAAACAAAATCGCTGCCTGTTTCTTTCTTCCTATGGAGGGTGACAAATATAAGGGCTACGGGGTAGTGCCTCATGAGGTTGTAGCAGATGATTTGCTAGATGCTAACTTCTGGCAGGTTTACGGATGCATGCTTTTTTTTTGTCAATTATTCAACGAGTTAATAAGCAGTACAATAACCTACTCAATTCAGAACAAGGAGATGGCGGAGAAAGCAGCCCGTTTATGGCACGCTGGGGGTGGGTATTTAGCACCAAACAGGTGGCAGACTTCAACAACATAACGGTTAATGAGGCTTATGATTTAAGGGTAGTGGAGTATCTAAACTGCCTAGCATATTTGAAGGATTACAATAAACACAAGGATCTCGAATACAAGAAATGGCAGTTGCAACAAAGGAACAGGTAGAAGGACTAGTCAACATCGGAGGCAGGAGGCTGAAGGGTAACGAATTTGTCGCTGCCGTAGAAGGGCAACTTGTTAAAAATATCACGGATGCCATGGAAAAGCTAGGTATATCTGTAGTGGATAACCTAGCAAAATATGCACCCGTAGATCAGGGAAAGCTAGCAGGATCTTTTAGGGTTTTAAAAGTAAGCGAAACCAAGACGGGCTACCGGTTAGAAATTAGCGTAGGTGCTGAGTATTCAGATTACCAAGATAAAGGTGTAAAGGGTATCCAGAACAGGCGCAAGACCTACAAGAATGCTGAAGGTAGATTCTATCAATTTAAAACCTACGGCATGCCTCCTGAAGTA